GAAGCACGCGAAAAATATCTTGCTATTTGTCGGCTGGTGGCTGCTGGTTGGGCTGATAACCGCGTCACCATTGTCGATGTAACAGAAGGAGTTGAAAATGAACCCGAAGATCTCGACCCTTTCGTTCTGAACACGGAATCATTAGGAAACGTGGGTGCAGAGAAGCGAATCCTTCTAACACGAGTCAACACAGCGCCACCTAACTTGTTACGCAAAACGGTGCGCATTGTGAAAAGGACCATTGCCCAGTTATTTAACGACATTCAATATGGGCAAAAACGTACCTTGCCAGGTATGGATGGGATAGTGGAACAATATTGTGGTGTTATCACAGGTCCGGAATTAATGGACATATCAGCAGGATTTACCGGTGGCTGTGAAGACGAAATTGCTGGTGTGTCGAGGCATTTGCGACAATTGAAATCCCTGGTGGATGGGGAGTATATTGAATCCACGATAAGTACTGCTGCCGAAGAACGGTTGGATCAAGCATGTGATGTGATAGCGCGCATATTGCGACTTGCTGCTATCGATCATGCAAATTCCATTTTGGAATGGTCCCTCCCGAAGAAGTGGGGCAAGCAGAGACCTATTTGGTATCAGCGATTGGTAGAGGTTGGAAGAGACGTCATTGATCCAATATTAACTGGTTTTGTTAAAACTTGCGAATTAGCATTACCAGTTAACAAGTTGCCAAGATTGGTTGGATCCATGGGCATGCTAGCGTGTGCTAAAGACGCCGCAACGATGTGTAGTGTTGAAGTCTTATACAAGAAATTCTTTCCTCATCTTACAACGAAAGGATTGAATCAAGACTCAATCAATGCCCGTCTTGCCCAGTTCGCCGCCCGTGCCCAACGTCTTGGATTAAAATTGGTTTCTATTGATATGTCTGCCATGGATTCGTCTTGGTTGCCCAACGACCGCCTAAGGGTTAGGAAGTTGTTTCGTGCCGTTGTTGACACAATCAAAGAACTTCTCGAAGCACACCTCCAAGATGATTACGTGGTGCGGTGCCGCTCCGCCAGAAAACGAATGCGTTGGACTTTGAGATACATCGAGGTTCACTTGGAAGCTATTGATGCTATTCTGTTTTCAGGCGAGCGTGGTACCGCTGCAGGTAACCGCAACCTAATTTTATTGTTAAACGGAGCAGAGCTGATACGCGTATATGGTTATGAGGAAGGATGCCGTCGGATTGGCAACATGTTCTATTGTCCTCCAGAGTTATGGCGCACAATCACCGACGAAAAACAGGATGGACCTGTAGAATTGCAAGACACTCAGCTTGTAGGGTTTCCTGAAAATCCAGAGTATGACATTAACATTGGCGATGGTGACGACAGCGCCATGGCAATTCCAGATTCCATGTATGCATCCGAAAAAGAAATGGTTCTAGCTTATCAGGATTATTACAAGCTAGTAGAACCATGTAGTGCGTGGGGTGAAAACAAGGACATAGAGTGCTTGTCAGTGATGGCTATTAACGTAGACGGAGTCACATATTACATCCCAAAGGTTGTGCGAAATTTACAGCGCATCCTAGCACACAAATTAAGAATTCCAAGTGCCTCCTTAAACGCTGAAGGTATTTACACATATCTCCCTTCAGCTCAAGACTATGCTGCAATCGCCACTGATTTATGGCAGCGGTCTTTTTCTTTGAAGCATACAATGGTGGTAAGGCATATATGTCGCGCTATGTTTGAATATTGTTATTCTAAATTAAAAACAAACGCCACCACCATTTATGATGAGGACCTACATCGTCTTGGTAAAGAAGATGGAGATCGCTCACTTAGAGAGTGTTTCGACGATGTTTTAACAAACACCTCTCAACAGGTGAGCGCTTACGCCATGATCAAAGCAACCCATTTTCGTGATTTCCACACCCTACCACCAACGCAAGT